CCTCTTCGTTCATGAAGGCGCGATACCCGCCCAGATCCAGAACTACTTGCGGCGCGCCCGTCGCGAGGTGCTCCAACTGGCAGAGACCAAATCCTTCGCCGTTCGCCGTATTAATACCGATATCGCACGCGTTATACAACTGATTGATCGTCTCGTCGTTGTAATACGTTGTCGGCGGCGTCGTGTCGATCGTGAGCAGGCGCGTTCCGTATTTTGGCGCCTCGAGTCCGTGCTTCTCGAGTTCGTTGAGGTATACCTGCAGAGGGTTGTAATACGCACCCCCTTCCGGTTTGACCGAGGTGATAAAGACCATGTAGAGCGGCACATCGGGTGTCTTCTTGAGGAGGCGCACAAACGCCATGATCGAAAGATCGAGGCGCTTGCGCTGACTGTTGCGATTAATGTTCAGAATCACTTTGGCGTCCATCCCGAGATTCAGTTGCTTGCGGATCGCCATGCGCTCGCCGTCGCTCGCCGGTTTGAAAACTAGAGAATCCACACCATGCTCCATCACATCGATCGGCAGCGTCGCGGTCGTCAGGCGCGTCTTGAGGTGCGCCTTCCACGATTCCGTAAAGCAAAAGATGCGGTCGGCAGTGTTTTCAATATTGCGCAGCAGTCCCATGTCGGCACCCTCATACACCTGGTCAAGGTAGACCCAGATCTTGTAGGTCTTTGGCGCATCCTTGATGGCGTTCAAAAACTGATTCACAATGATCGGATCGTTATAGATCATGATGATGTCGGGGGTGACCGTTTCGACATACTCCTTGAATTTATTGAATCCAAACCCGTGCTCGCGCGGTTCCTCGTTCGCAGCAGCATCATACTGAATGACATTTTGCAGCGTGCGCATGGGGTTCTGCGTTCGCGCCGGAGAGCGCTGAAACCCAAAGTGGAAGATCTTGACAATCGGATGAAGCGTCGCGAGTTGCTTCAGCAGGTTGTGCGAGACCTTTGAATACCCCGTCACCTGCTCCGTGTGCGTGCTGACCAACAAAAAACGAAGCGGTGCCATTCTTATTACCATACTAAATTTTGAATGTCTAAATATAATCAATATGAGTGCCAAGTTCAAGAGCGCGTCGGAAGTCACGGAATATCTGAAACGCCGCGCGAATTCTGCATATTACACGAACGGCGTTGCCGACCAGAAGCGCGCGTATTCGTCGACGTATACCACCTTTTTGGGTGCGAATGTGTCTGCACAGGGCGTCCGGACGGTTGTTGGGTGCAATCAGAGCAGCACGGTCGATAACAAGACGTGCTGCGTGAACTCTCGGGGGTTCCAGCAGCGCCCCGAAAAGTTTGCGCCAGGACGCAATATTTGGAATCCCACGTAGGAATAATGGATAAACCTAAAGCAGATCGCCTTCGTGAGTGCATTGCAGTCCTGCAAAAACTCACGAAAGAATTTGGAATTCCCTACGAATCCCCCGAGATTCAAGAACTCAAGTCGCGCTTCGACCCCTACATTGCCGACGGAACGCCCTGGAACGGAACCGTGTCGTTCAAGGTCTACGGGCGCATCGCCCACGTCAATTTGCCGAAGCGCGCCCGCTCGCAGGTGGAAGTCATTTTGAAGTCTTGCCGGACTTAAGCGCGGCGCTTCTTTGTTTTCTTCGATTTCGACTTTGTTTTCGATTTCGACTTTGACTTCCGATTCCCGCCCCGTGTAGTAGGGTTCGGGTCCGGGTCCGCACGTAGACGTATATCTTCCGAATCTCCAAGGTCTAACGCAACATCCTTTGGTTCGTAGGGATAGTCATCGCTGCCCAATGAGAAAGTTACTTCCTTACGACTATCTCCGTTTGGAACTACGATGAATTTCTTTTCACTCTGAAATCCACCATCATATACTATCTTCCAGAGTTTCCCATACTTATTATTCAACTTATTCAACGCTACCTTCGCTATAATGTATTCTCGAAACTTACCTTGAACGATTGACTGCTCTTGCATATCCATTTTAAGTTCATCAATCGGTTGCGGGGTTTTGCTACGGCCGGTGGGGGAACTACTGAACAATCCGCCCATTTATTCATACCCGAGATTAAAACTAAACTAGAACGCATTCTCCTTCATCTTTGGGATTTTTGTAAACGTCCCGAAACGGTCCATGAAGGGCGTCCTCGGAATGTCAAACAACTCGGTGACCGACGAAGATTTTGTAAGACCGCTGCGCACCGCCATTTTCCGCGCAGCAGACCCAATCCAGTCGTGACCGTAGCGCACGCTCATGTATGCGTGTATGACCACGAACGCCAGTAGCGAGAAAATAATGATATACGGCAGCGGACTATACATTATTCATAGCATATACATAATATGCCCGGCGGACTCATGCAACTGACCGCCTTTGGGGCGCAAAATGTGCTCATTAACGGCAATCCGTCCATGTCCTACTTTACGAAACTCTACAAGCGCACCACGAACTTTGCGATGGAGCATTTCCGCCTCGAACCGCGCAACATTACCGACACGGGTCTCCCGCAAGCAGGCAACCGCACTTTTCGCTTCAAGGTCCCCAACTATGCAGACATGCTGCACGACTGCTACCTCTGCCTCACGCTGCCCGACATCTGGTCGCCCATCAGCATGCCCGACGACGCAGGAATCGGGTATCCCTACGAGTTCCAGTGGAACAAGAATATAGGGTTCAACATGATTGAAGAACTCGCCATAAACTTTAACGGGTCCACCATCGTGACCATGACGGGCGAGTGGATGAAGGTTCTGAGTTACCTGCAGGATGATGTCGGAAAGCGCCCCGTCATTGATCAGATGGTCGGAAACACGCCCGACATGTATGACCCCGCCAACTCGATCGGTCGCATAAATCAGTATCCGCACGCAATCGCGAATCAAGTGAATACGGCGCCGGGACCCTCGATCCGCGGTCGCCAACTCCAGATTCCTCTGCCCTTCTGGTTCTGCAAGGAGATCGCCCAGTCCATCCCCCTCATCAGTATGCGCCTCACCGAAATCGAGTTTGTCATCACCCTGACCAACATGTATAATTTGTTCAGCATCAATGACGTTACGACCTCGCCCTACAACAACCGCATTCTCGGAACGCCCGGGTCGACGCATCTGGGGATTCAGAATTTCCTGTCATACCCCGACATTAACGGGTTTCCCACCAACAGCGCCCTCACGAACTGGAACATGGATCCCTACATTGAGGCGAACTACATCTTTTTGACCGACACGGAGCGCGCATACGTTGCTGCCAATGAGCGCACATTTCTTATTAACCAAGTGCGATACGTCCGCAACGAAAAGCAGTATGGTCTGAACAGCGCCCTCATCCCGATGTATAATCTGTGCACGCGCGTCGTCGCCCTCTTTCAGCGCGTCGACCGTGATCTCCTGAATGACTACGACAACTATACGAACTGGACAGATCCGATGTATCCTCCCATTATATCCGGGTCTCCCTCGATCCCGCAGTTGTTTCAAGGGAACGTATCCACGAACGGCATCTACTCTTCGTCGCAGTTCATGTCGTCGGGTTACGGTTTTTCCAACAGCATGAACCAGCAGGATATTCTCGTCGAGGGCAATCTGGTCTTTGACGGGAAAGATCGGTTCTCGACCAAGAACTACGATTTTTTCCGCAATATTCAAAATTATCAATTTTCGAAAGGCAATACGGAACAGATGCCCGGGATATACCTTTACTCGTTTGCTATCGACCCCAACACAATCACCCAACCATCGGGCACTGTGAATGCGTCCATGTTCAACAAGACCTACTTTAACTACAACTTGCTGGTTCCGCCCGTGCAATCCACGTCGCTCACCACCCAGGCGTCTCTTGCCGTCCTGAGAGATGCAGTCTTCAGTCCAAACCCCGGTCCCGGGGTGAATCCAGCATCTACGGTATCTCCCGCGCCCGGTGTCCCGCCCCTCGTAAACCCTGCAGATGTAGTCGTTTTGTATTCTACGCCTACGAACCTGGACCAGCAGTATCAGGGTTACAACTCGATGGTCTACATTGAGTCCTACAACTTTCTGAAGGTTACCAACGGTCAAGCAAATGTCGTGTTTACAACATAATGGTGCCTCCGGATACTGTCCTTCCCGACGATGTAGATCCCGGGTCACCACAACCGGTTCAAATACAGATGGATCCAGTCCCACAACCGATCGTGCGAGATTTGGGCGGGTTTATCTTTTACGGCGTCGGATACAGTCTCGCCATTCTCTCGTGGTCTGTGGTCTGGGTTGCACTGATGTTTATGCTCGGCAAAATGGGCGTCACCCAACTGCCCTCTGTCTGGATACGCGTCATCTGGTCCATTCCTCTTCTCGGAATGTTGGCGGGGTTCATCAGCGGAGGAACGACCACAGGGTGGATAGCATACATATACATTTCTATATACATTATGCTGTGGATAGCAGGGGTGGTTGCACTTCTGTTTGGTCTGTATCCGCCAGGTTGGTTGTCAGTGCAGACCCCGGCGTGAGTTCCAGGATTTCGCGCATTGCTTGTGTGGGATATTCAAAATTGCGAAACAGGATCTGATTGACTTCTGCCGGACTCCACTTGCCGTCAATTTCCGGATGGTCCCATTCAAGAACGAGGAGGTCGTAGAACCCCATAATCATCTCGCGCACAATGTTGGACGAACACTTTTTGAACTCGATAATCATATCAATCCTGCCCGGACGAATCAGCGCCTTGTCGAAGCGCTCCGGGTAATTCGAGGTAAAGACCACAATGCGCCCCGACGATTCGAGCGTTCCATCCAGCAGATTCAGCAGAAACGCGAGGTCGATGGGGTCCTTGATAATGTCGTCGTCCAGTTCGGGCGCGAACGGATCTTTCGGGGCAGATTGCTTTGGGATCGGTCGCTTCCAGTCGCGGTTCAAGAGAACATCGCCCATGGCGTCGGCGTCCTCGATAATGTATACGCGCTCCGAAATCGGAATCGTATACTTTTCCAGCGTGTTGCCGTTAAAGACATGAATATCGTCGCTGAAAAAGAGATGACGGAGTTGCGTCTTGGTCTTGATTTCCGACAGTTGAATGTTGACAGGATGCCTCCGCGCGACATTGGCGATCGCTTTGATTTCCGAAGTCTTGCCCGTCCCGGGCGATCCGTGAAAGAGGAATCCAAGAGTGTAGGGAATCCCCTTGCGCTCATACCACGAGCGATTGCCCAAAAAGAACTCGACGCGCTTTTTCACGACGGGTTGCTCTTCAAAGTATACGTTTTCAAAGGTGCGCGTCGTGGAAAACTTGTGCTTTGTGTAGACTAGAAATCCGGTTGGAAGTGGGTTCTGATTCGCGCGCTGCTGCTTCTTTTTGCCTTCCACGACCTGGTCGAAATAATAAAGATCGTTGCCGAGTTTGTTGAGCATCTTGCGCTCGTAATCCTGGTTGCACGTGTCCACAAACGTCTGCAGGGTCCGGATATTGCTCTGCTTGCAGAACAGTTGAAATTTAATATTTTTGATGCTGCCCTCGTCGGCGTCGATTTTGAGCAGGCGAAAGTAAATGTCTTCGCCGACGCGCACGGGGTCAAACTCAAAGGGCAAATAATCGTGGTTGGCAATCGAAAGGAGGCGCTTGGTGGCGGGAGAGCAGGCGACGTAGTGAATGACGGCGTCCATGCGCGTCAAGAACGGCGGACTGTGACCGCCTTTCTGCTGAGGCGATACGCCCCGCTCACACTCGATCACTGCCGACATTTCAATCTCTTCTGGTGGTGGTGGCGGCGTCGGAAGAGGCGGCGCTGCTGCTGCAGGTTGCAGGTTATTCCAAAGACGTCCTAGTCCTAGCATTATTCGATGGAATGAAACAGTGTTGCTCTATTTTAACACGACGGCGATACACTTGTCTAGCGTTGCCGTTCCTTCGTAGACTGGTTTCGACCGGCGCAGGCGGAGTTGTTGCGACGCCTTTTGGACTGTTTCGGCAGTGAGGGAGACGTAGGATTTCACGTCGCGGGCAGACGCTTGCGTGTTTACGGACGGCATGTAGAGTCGTATCGGCGCCATCGTAAGTTGGAGGGGTTTTGTGGCGTAGCGAATGAGTTCGCGATACTGCTGAATGTCCAGATTGCCGCCAAACATGCGAAGAACGCGTCGATCGGGTGCAGGGTGGAGTGCTGCTGCTGCAGAATACAGTTTTCCGTAGACGGACGCCACGAGCGAATGGCGATACCATTTTTCGGACTCGGTCAGTTTGGAGTCGGCATAAATGTATGTCAGGCAGCACTCGGGACTGCAAAAGTTTCCTTCGCCGCGGTAGGTGTTTGTGTAGGATTCGTAGTGCGTCGGTATCGCGAACGACCGCCCCGAAAATGTATGGCAGTCGTTGAAGCACACGGTATCCTTGCGGTATTCTGTAATCGACTGAATCTTTGAGACCAAATCGTGAACAATTGATTCGTCAAACCTCGCCGTCGCAGAATCCTGCGACTCGCGGAGCACGTCCGAATACTGCTGTGTCGCCGCAGAGTCGGGTTCCGGTCTATAACTGCTAGTGCTCCCACTGCCTGACGATTCAATGTGGGCATCGACAAACTCCCTGCTCACCTTTAAAAAAAAGATAACCGGCGGGAGTTCGACGGCGCTGGTCGTTTCTGCAGATGTATCTCCTCCTGCTGCACTGCCACTGCCAGTCTTGACCTTTTTCGTTCGAGGGGGCATTTACATGAATGTGTTTTTTCTCTGTAAAACGAACCAGACTTTCGGACGAGCAGAGTGAGGCATACAGGAGAATGTCGGGAGCATACAAGAAGCACACGCACCGCGAGCACATTCTGAGTCTGCCGGATACCTACGTGGGTTCGATCGAGACGGCGCCCTCGGACCCCATGTATGTGTGTGCTGCAGATGACAAGTTCACGCTCACGTCGATACCTGATTTCAACCCGGGTCTCTACAAGTTGTTTGACGAAATCGTGGTGAATGCGCACGACCAGGTGGTGCGCATGCGGCAACGGGGCAGCGACGCGCCCGTCAAGAACATTCATATTACCGTTGATGACACGTCCATAACCGTGAAGAACGACGGGGAAGGCATTGATGTGCTCGAGCACCCTGAGTATAAGGTCTGGATTCCGCAACTAATCTTTGGAGAGTTGTTGACGTCGTCCAACTACGACAAGGAGGAAAAGAAACTTGTGGGCGGCAAGAATGGGTATGGCGTCAAACTCGCCAACATCTTTGGAACGTCGCTGACCGTGGAAACCGTCGATGCGAAAACAGCAAAGAAGTATACGCAGACCTGGGAGACCAACATGACGGTCGTGCACCCGCCCAAAATTGTGGCATCGAAAGTGAAACCCTACGTCTCTGTCGCCTGGACGCCCGATCTGGCGCGCTTTGGTCTGAAGTCGATCAGCGCGGGCATGCAGAGTCTCTTCCGTCGCCGCGCCACGGATCTAGCAATGACGGTCGGCAAAGAGGTCAAGGTCCACTGGAACGGCGCCCTCATCAAATGCAAGGACCTCGCCGTCTACGCCACCGAGTTTGTGAGCACGCCGGTCGTTTCCTACTCCAACGAGCGCTGGAGCGTCGTCATTGCCGACACGCCTATTGAAGCGCCGCACCTCCAGGTGTCGTTCGTCAACGGCATCTGGACCTCGAAGGGCGGCACGCACGTGGATTACATTACGAACCAGGTCGTGTCGCACGTGGTCGAGTATTTGGAGACCAAGAAGAAGATCAAGGTCAAACCTTCGATGGTGCGCGAGAACCTCGCCGTGTTTGTCACGGCGCAGATCGAGAATCCGTCGTTCAACTCGCAGACCAAGGAGACGCTGACTTCGAAAGCGTCTACGTTTGGGTCGACGTGCAAGTTGCCCGAGGAGACGCTCAAGAAGATTCAGAGCAAGTTGGAACTGGTGGATACGCTGATCGTATCTCAAAAAGAAAAGGACGATAAGGATAACAAAAAGTCCGATGGAAAGAAAAACAGCAAGAT